AGGCAAAGACTGTCCCACAGGACACAAAATACTTTGACTTGCCTTGGGAGAAAGAAGCCTATCGTCTGCAAGACGGACTTGCACAGAAAGTTTGGGATGCAGATATTTTGTAAAAAGGGGTTGACAAACTCTTGACTGCCCATTATATTAGCTATGTAACCTATGAGAAAGAGAGAATATATTATGAATCAAGTTGCTGTTATCCACACTGCGTTTGAAGAAGTTCCAAATACAGTTGCCTTTGTTGAGGTTGGTAATCGTGAAGGAACAGACGCACTAGAATATGCGTATCGTGTAACTCAGAACCTTGAGGGTTCTTGGAGTAAAGGTAAAACCTTTGAATTCAAAGGTGAGACTTATGAAAACAAAGACTATAATGAAGACATCACTGTAATGGCTCCACTTGAAGTTATTGATGGTGTTGAGTATGGTTTGCGTTCTACATCAATGAATGACCAAATGTTGCTAGGTAACAAGAAGTATCGTGTCGCTGCATTTGGATTTAAGGAGGTTGTATAATGGGAAAAGTGAGTGCAATGCTTATGGATGTCGAAGAGTTTGTCTACGACTTCTATGATAAAGATGGACAACTGACAGAGACTTATCCTGTCATTGTTGCGAAAGCAAAAGAGAAGTTTGGAATTACTTTTGGTGAATATGCAGAAGAGGTTCTGAATGGCCCTGAGTATGATATGCGTCAGGCAGAAGCAGAATACCGAGCAGAGCTTGCAAATGATGGGATACCTTACTAATGACTTGGACTGAATTTCTAATGACTACATTTCTGACTGTAACTGAACCAGTAGGTGCGGCAGAACTAACACAAGGTGAGAGGGATACATTCTACCAACAAGAGACAATGTGTCTTGCACTGAATGTATATCACGAAGCACGAAATCAAGGAACTGCTGGACGACTTGCAGTTGTTTCAGTAACATATAATCGTGTTGGTGATGATAGGTTTCCAGATACAGTTTGTGATGTAGTCAAACAAGGCCCCCATCGTGCATCATGGAAGGGAACTGGTGAGATGATTCCAGTTCGTCATAAATGTCACTTTAGTTGGTATTGTGACGGTAAAAGTGACACGCCTAGAAATGATTCGTTATTTCAAGACATTTACTTCTTGTCACATCAGATAGTTTCTGGTAATATACAAGTATTGGATATCACTGATGGTGCAACACACTATCATGCTGATTATGTCAACCCTGATTGGGCGAAGACAAAGACTAAAACGATTGAGATAGAAGACCATATCTTCTACAGATGGGAACGGTAATATGAATTTATTTTGGTTGGATGAAGACCCCTTCAAGTCTATTGAGTATCATTGCGACAAACATATTGTCAAGATGCCTACTGAATACAAACAGATGCTCTGCACTGCACATCGTGTATTAGATGGCACAGAGTATTATGACAAGACTAAGAGTGGTGCAAAAATCAAACGGTGGAAACACCCAGACAGAAAGATGGAGAAGATTCTCTTCAAGGCATCTCATGTCAATCATCCTACCAACAAATGGGTTCGTATGTGTCGTGAGAACTATGCGTTGATGTTTACCTACTACATATTATGTTGTAAGGAATACGAACATCGGTATGGTAAGATTCACGGTGCAAAGGACGATTGGGAGATGTTGCGTGAACCACCAAAGAACATGCCGTCTAGTGTCATGGGACACACACCAGTTCCTCAGGCGATGAAACAATTCCCTGAGTGTATGGTAAAGAATGACAGTGTTCAAGCTTATCGTAACTTCTATAATGTTGCCAAGAAGCGTTTTGCGACTTGGAAGGAAAGAGAAAGGCCATATTGGTATGCTGCATAAAATTAGTGATATGTGTGATAAGGTAAGTGTGATGTATGAACTGTCTATGAACCTTAGGCGACTAAAGTATGACACCCCGAAAGAACAACAGAACAAAGTTGCAATAGATGATCTGGTTCTTCAAATACAGGCACTTGCGGGCGATATATATAATGACAGAACACCAAATCCAAAACTGGTTGGTGATGATAAATAAAATGAGAAATTATGCCAAATTATACATTTGAAAACAAAGAGACAGGTGAGATAATTGAGAAGACAATGAAAATCTCTGAACGAGATGAGTTCGTTGAAAACAACCCCCACCTACAACAAATAATCACTGGAGCTCCTGCGATGGTAAGTAGTGTCTCTGGTGTATCTACATCCATCAAACAATCTGATGGTATGAAAGAAGTTTTCCAGAAAGCGGCAGAGGCACATCCAAATAGTCCTCTTGCAGAGCGTTATGGAAAGAAAAGTATTAAAGATATTAAAACTAGAGATGCCGTGAATAAACATCGTGGCAGTTTCTTAAAAAGGACAAATGACTAATGGGTAGAGCAAAAGATATCAGAATTGATAATATGGTAACAGTGAAACCAATCACTGATAATCAGAAGAAAGCATTCGATGCATATAAAAAAGGTAAGAACCTATTTCTATATGGTGCGGCTGGAACTGGTAAGACATTTGTATCCATGTATCTTGCACTACAAGAGACACTACGAAATGAAACTCCCTACGATACTGTTTACATGGTTCGTAGTGCAGTTCCAACTCGTGAGATTGGTTTCTTGCCTGGCGATGAGGAAGATAAGACTGCACTATTCCAAGTGCCATATCAGAATATGGTTAAGTTCATGTTTGAACAACCAAACGAAATTGCATTCAACAACCTTTATGATAAACTGAAAAATCAAGGAAGTCTGATGTTTTTGACTACATCATTCTTGCGTGGTATCACACTTGATAACGCAGTGATTATTGTGGATGAATGTCAAAACCTAACTTTCCATGAACTGGATACAATTGTAACTCGTGTAGGACAGGACTCTAAAATTATTTTCTGTGGTGACTTCTTCCAGACAGATTTGTTGAAGTCTAGTGACAAGAGCGGTATGGTAAACTTCATGAAAATTCTTGACAACATGAATTCTTTCGAGAATATCGAATTTACTATCGGTGACATTGTTCGTTCTGGTTTTGTGAAAGAATATTTAATTAATAAGATAAGGATGGGTATTGAATAATGGCAAGATATGCACCTCAAGTATCTGTTCATGAGCGTATTCCAAAAAGAACATCTATCGGCAGAGGCCGTCCTAAGATGAGTTCTATGAACAAACACAGGAAAGCAAGTTATAAAAAGTATCGTGGTCAAGGATAACCTCTTGACTTCATAGAAGTTTTTTGTTATACTACAACATGAAAAAATTGAAAAGGTGAATCTATGTTTAATCATATCGGGGTTGATATCCCAGAAGTATCTACTAAGAATGTAAACCGTAAGCGTTTCTATGTAACGCCAGAGGGAAAACTTTTTCCATCAATCACTACGGTTCTCAATGTTCGTAAGCGTGAAGGACTCGCAGAGTGGCGTAAGCGTGTTGGTGAAGATGTTGCAAATTATATCTCTCGCACTGCCGCAACTCGTGGAACTAAAGTCCACCAAATGTGTGAAGACTTTCTTAATAATCATGAAGTAGAAAAAGACAATCGTGAATTTCTACCCTACTGTTTGTTTCAACAACTAAAACCACACCTAGAGGAAAAGGTGAACAACATCTATGCACAAGAGTGTGGTTTGTGGAGCGATAAGTATCAAGTGGCTGGACGAGTAGACTGCATTGCAGAATACAATGGAGTTCCATCCATCATCGACTTCAAAACATCTCGTTCTTCTAGGAACGATGAATACAACGAGTCGTATTACATTCAGGCCTCTGCATACGCAGAGATGTTTGAAGAACGCACTGGAACATCAATCGACCAGATTGTTATTCTTGTGGTCACAGAAGATGGACAAGTTCAAGAGTTTATCAAGCAGAAGCATGACTACCTGCCTCTACTCGTAGAAACCATCGAACAGTTTGTCTCCGAATGGGAGAAAGAAAGTGAACAAGAAAATTCTGGCACTGGTGATAGGGCTATCGCCGTTTAGTGCAAACGCAGAACCATACTGGGCTCAGAAACCAGTTCAGTGTGGAACACAAGATGAACTTGTGGCAATGGCCGTAAAGTTTGGTGAAACACCTAAGTTGGTATTTCAAGGACTTGCAATGGGCCCGAACGGTGTTGGTTACAACGCTCAATATGTTCTCGCAACAAATGATGAAGAGAGAACATGGACATTGTTTGAAATGGTATCTGAAGATATGTCATGCATAATTGGAGCAGGAAAAGGTTTCAATTCAGTTGTTGACAATTCCATTAAAATAATGTATAAATAGAATACAGTTTGTTGATACAATTCAACACTTGAACAGGACGGCGGTGCGATACCGCCCGCCTCCACCATAAACACATCGTTTGTTACTTGGTGGTGTGTTTATGATGGGGGCGAAATAGGATCGACTGGCAAGGATAGAGGCGAGTAGAACTGTCGGGTGAGAAGCGTGATATTCTCGAAAACTATAATTGCAAACGACAATTATATGGCAGAAATGCCACTTGCTGCTTGAGTCGGGAGACTGACTTAATCAACTGAGTTTTCGGTAGTTTTCTTGGAAACAGAATAAACTACCACCTAATTTTTTTGGAGTAGACAAATGTTGAAATGGTTCTTGAATTTATTTGCAAAAGACATATCATTTGGAGATTTGTCTGCACATCGAACACATACAACCAAGTATGAAGACTTGTGTATGTAACTCGCACCCAGCACCTATACACTGGCTCTGCTCAATATAGGTAAGGGGATGCCGGTTGTCCCCTTACCACTTAACTGAAAGGAATATTATGAATCTAGAAGAATTGACAGTAATGACACCAAAAAAGTTTGCAATGAAGATTGAAGAAATCGTTGCAAAGGGCGGTATTACATATATGGATGCAATTCTGGATTATTGTGAGAAAAATCAGATGGAGCCTGATGCAATCGCTCCACTCATCTCTAAACCCCTAAAAGAAAAAATCGAAGCAGACGCAAGAGAATTGAACTTCTTGCCCAGAGTAGCAACCCTACCAGTTTAAGGATTGTTATGGAAGCGTGGGAAGCCTATCAAATGTATCTTGGTCTGAAATTGCATTTCACTACAGATTACGATTATACAAGATACGGTGGTAAGACATCGGCATCTAAGGCTTCGTTCTTAAAACGAAAAGACAGAAGTTTCTTTTCTCGTGTTGCAAGAAAATATGGTGAGTCTACACAAGATTACTTTATTAGTAACTTTGTGTGTAGTCCTAAAGGATGGTTAGGTGACTTCAGTGAAGATAACTACAACAAACACTTGAAGTATCGACAGTCTTTGACATATAACTTTATCTCAGATATGTCATTAATTTTTTCGCAAGTTGAAGATTTTAATTCAATTTTCTCTTGCCAAAAGGGACAACATCCAGTATTATTAAAGAACTTCCTCGCCAAGAGGATTTCAGTGGAAACGATGGTAATCCTACAAGGGTTACTGAATTATGTCAAACAGTGGGACAAGGAACTGAAAGATGATTTAGTATGGCCAGACAGTAGACGATTAGTCGTCAAGTATGGGGCATTTCTCAACTATAATGAAGAGAAATGTAAGGTTCAACTTCTCAAACTAATTAAGGAGACATTCTGATGGAAAAGGTAGATCAGAACGACCTTGTAAGAGAACGAGATTTCTATCGTGCAAAGAATGCTGAACTGCAAGCACGAATCAAAGTCTTGGAAGGTGACAACGCTGAACTTCAGCGCCGTGACCAAGATCTTACGAAGCGTATGAACGAACTTGCCAATCGTGGTAATTATCGTCCTCGCCGTAAGGTTCACTAAGGGATTGCGTCTGTGGTGAAATTGGTAGACACGCTAGATTTAGGTTCTAGTTCCGAAAGGAGTGGGGGTTCAAGTCCCTTCAGACGCACCACATTTAGGGTTCTATTCCCCTA